ATTTCTTTAATTATGATATGAGTGATAAAAAACCTGAGTGGTGTTCAAAACAGGAAGCTCTTGTGTATAAATGGGCTGAAAGGGCAGCTGGATACAGGTGGCTACACAATAATGCCCGTATCAGATTTAAAAAAATATCAAACAAATTGACATTGCCAAGCATTATAATATCAAGCATAACCGGAGTTGGTGGCTTTGCAGTGCTAAGTCCAGATGAACCAGAACCAGATAAAAGGTTAACGATTATTCTATTCCAATACTTTTTTGCTACACTAAATATTATAAGTGGCATCCTTACATCCGTCGCGAAATTCAGTCAAAGTCAAAAACTTTCTGAGGCACACTCCCTCATGTGTATTCAATACGCAAAATTCTACAGAAGTATTGATTTAGAACTCTCCCTTGATCCAAGAGATAGAGCACCGGTATTAGATTTTGTCAATAAATGCAAAGAAGAGTATGATAGACTACTCTCCGAATCCCCTGATATACCCCCAGAATGTATAGTTGAATTTAATCAAGAATTTCCACAAAAAATGAACAAACCAGATGTATGTAACGGACTAAGTGTTATAGATGTATGCAAATTCACACCAAAGGGAAAACAAGAAGTACCATCCCAACCATCCCTTGTTTTAAGCCCAACAATAGGTAACCTACAAACAAGAAAAAACAAGTATGACGATATATCAGAAAGATTGTAATTACTTAAAGCGAACACCACAGTATTATATGGGAAGCAGGAAGCTCGCCCACCTTCAAATTGAAGCTCCTATAGTGAATTGGTTATCACCTAGTCCTTATAATAGCTTAAATTATGCTTAAATATGAGTAAAATCATATATATGGAAGACTAAATGCTGGGATCAATACCCAGTAGGAGTAACTTACTTTTTAGATATGTAGCCCATATGTAAAAAGTAATTGATTAATTTGAAATTTGAGAACGCTTATAATTTTCAAGTATGTCCTATATATGACTTACCGTTTGGACATGTAATATACCCATTTAATAAATAAAAAATTATTTCTTTAATTTAGATGATCACACGCAAGCGTGGAGTGTTCTATAAGGGCAATCGTCCAGTTTCTGAAACTGAACAAATAAGATGTAGAAAAATTGGAATACCACCCGCCTATACAGATGTAAATGTTTATTCAGCTGATGATAAACTACAAGCAACTGCCATAGATGGAAACGGTAAAAAACATTATTACTATCATGAAAAATTTTTGGATAAACAAAGAAAGTTGAGAAAAGAACGTTCATCACAAATAGATTTTTCAAAAATAAGAAGTGCAACTACTAAAATATTAGGAGACCCCAAAAATAAATATTGGGATGACGCACTTACTTTGAGAATGATTATAACAGCGTATCTTCGTTCAGGTTCAAGAGATAATGAAAACGCTTTGGGTGCCATGACCCTTCAGAGAAAACATGTAAAGTTGAATAAAGACGGGGAAACCCTAACATTTGATTTTACCGCAAAGAGTGGTCAAAGAAGATTATATTCTGTCAAGGACAAAACTCTTCACAGTGCAATTATGAAACAAAAAAAGCCCCTTCTCTCAGGTAATTCAACGCATGATAGAGTTAGAGATCTTTTAAGAAAAATAACTGGAAACAGTCAAATACAAATAAAAGATATCAGAACTGCTGGAAGTATGCAACTCTTTCAAAAACATATGAAGAAATTTGATGGTGATGAAAAGAAAGCTGTGGATGCAACAGCTGAAACTATTGGACACACACCTTCAGTTTCTAAAAAATATTATATTTTGTAATTGAATATTTTATTCAATTACTAATTATTTTAATTCGCGTCTGAATAAGTTATATATAGGAGAAAATGCCTTGTGAATTTGTTCATTTGTAAATCCTTGTGGCTTATATTTTTCAATTATCATGTTTTTAGATTTATTATATTGTTTCTTAAATGCTTTCATTTGTCTAAACTCATGGGTTATTTTACTTACAATATATATACCTGTGAGAGTGTACCCAGCTTCTGCTCTCATGATGTCATATGGATTGATGTTTTTACTTTTACGATATTCAATAAAATTTATGATGTTGGATGTTCTTATTTTATCAATTCTAATTAATTTATCAATTTCACCTTTTGTAAATGTGACAAAGGTGGTTAGGTGAAGGGAGTAGGGTAAACCATGTAATATATATTTTATAGTTTTGTGTTCATCGCGAACATATTTAATAAATTTCATTGCGTAAGGCAATTTACCTTTTATATTTGATACAAAATATTCCTTTTCATAAATACCTGGGTCCAAAGTTTTAGATATTATTTTTTCATTTTCTTTTATTTCTGTCAATCTAGAATCTGAAATGACTTGTGTATTCAAATGTTTTTTCTTGTCAAATTTAACAATAAGTTTTGGATGAGACATTAATCCAGTCATGGGACTTTTGAATATTGTTCTATTTTTCCAAAATGTTTCAATATATTCTCTTGAATATACATGTTTAATTTTACCATCTCTAGTTGCAGCTACATCGGACAATAAAAATATTGGATTTTTTATACGATTTAAATTTTTTGAATTATTATTTGAATTTAGCAATACATGATTTACATTATTTTCATTCAACATTGAAAATAATTTAGAATAGTTCTTTTTTTGAACTTCTTGGAGTCTTTTTAATTTTGTTCTTGGACTTGGTGAGGCCGGTGAAGTAGCTGGACTTTGTCTAGGCGGGCTCGTAAAATTGAGTCTTCTTCTCACACTACCTGAAGGTGGAGAATTTCCAATTGGTGCCCTAGGGGTCCTTATTCTCCGCAACCGAGGTGTAGGAGGTGGTGTCAACCGAGGAGGTGTAGGAGGTGGTGTCATAACTACTTTTTAGAATTATTTTTTTTTAATTTCAAAACAAATTTATTCACATTTTCAAAAATAAACTGGCCTACAATGTGTATTCTACCCTGTAATAATACATATTTGATATCCTTTACGGCAATATAAAGTGCCCTTGTTCTCGTCAAATGCATTTAATATATTTACAGATAATAAAATGAAACTGACAAGAAGTTTTAGTTTTGAAAATGCATTACATTTAGGTAATTTATCACAACTTGCATACAACACAGAAGATGTTGTTAAGGAAAAGTGTGGATACAAGAATGTAAAATTCTTTGATAAATTTGGTGCCCAATGTTATGGTTTTGAAAACAGTGACCACATTGTTTTATCTTTCAGGGGGACTGAACCAACTACGACGAATGATATTAAAGCTGATTTAAATATCTTTCATGGCAGGGATTACGAGGGGATACAAGAAGGAAGAGTGCACACTGGTTTTAGGGATGAAGTTGATACTCTTTGGTCCGATATAACTGAATGGCTTTCTCACAGTAAAAATAAACAAATATACACTTGTGGACATTCCCTTGGGGGTGCGATGAGTTGTATCGCAGCGAGTCGATTGAAGGGTTCTATTTGCTACAATTATGGGTGTCCAAGAGTTGGAACAAGAAAATGGAAAAAGGCTGCTGAAAAAAACAATGTTTTCTATCGGTTTGTAAATGATAGAGATATTGTTCCAAGAATACCTCCAAGATGGATGAATTATAGACACTTGGGTGAATTATATTTCATTGATAGAAAAGGAGAAATAATAAAAAACCCCAACCCATGGAAATCATTCAAAAAAGGTCTCGCCAACATGTGTAGAAACCCACTCAGAATAACGCAAGGCATCAGCGACCATTCAATGTCAGACTACTGTAAATTTATAAAAGAGTGGATTGAACGTGTGTGATTAATTGAAAAAAAAAGGTATGTCATTAATATAATACTATGTCTGTGTTTGTGAATAATGTCACGGCAGAGACTATAGAATTTCTCAACCCGGACGTAAGTTTGGTCACGAGCGACCGGGTGGGGATTGCTAATATAGCTCCAGTTCACACATTGGATATTGGTTCAAATATTTCTATATATGACAACTCACCAAATATTCTTATTGTGCGTGGTGGTATTGTAGCGACTAAATTTGTTGGTGAGGGTCCCTTGATTACAAATGTTGTTATGACATCCGATTTGAATGATATTATGAGTAGAGGTTCAAATGCTGCTTACAAGATTGATTTTTTTAATGATACATCTTTCACGACTACAAATCTTGCGGGTATACATAACTTGTATCCAATTCACACATTAGATATTGGTTCAAATGTTTTTATAAATGACGCAATTGGTAATAAACTATTTATTGCTAATGTGGTTGATGGTAATTTATATTATGATGCAAATTTGATAGATGCTAATTACACTGGCAATTATTTTGTGAATTCAAATGTTTTGTATGTGGATGGTAATTTAGATACTTCCGGAAACTTTTTGTCTCAATCAAATATTGAAGCGCCATTTTTTATTGGGGAGGGTAAAAAAGTAGGAAATGTTTATGGGTTCGCAAATTTACAAACTGCGTCAGCTACGGGTAATACAACTGATGACACAGTTCATTTTAATCACCCCATGTCTGCGTATTTTTCAATTGGTGGAGCGGGTTTCGCAAATGTAAATCCAGTGAATACATTAGATGTCGGAACAAAATTCCGTGTGAATGAAAATGGACCTAATGTTTTGGTGGTTGATGGAACTGTTATAGCTATTGGCTTCTATGGTGATGGTAATTTAATGACAAGTGTTCCAAGTACAACAGAATTGCAAGCGGCGAGTGATTATGACAATACAACAACAAACATTGTTCAATTTACAAATCCTAATACAAGTGTTGTATCATTTGCAAATGTTGGTATATGTAATACCGACCCAGTTCATAGTTTAGACATTGGAACAAACTGTTATGTTCAAGATACTGCGGGTGTAGATGAAATATTGATGGTTTCTGGGAATATTAAATGTAATTATTTTCGTGGAGATGGTAGATATTTGAGTAATATTCCAATTTGTTCCGAAACCTCTACATTTAATTACATTACAAATATAGGAAATACAACTTCACACACGGTAAGATATGTAAACAATACAACGAGTTTTGTGACTGAATCAAATATCGGTATTGCGAATGAATTTCCTGTGCACTCCGTGGATATAAGCACAAACATTTGGATGGATGATAGAACCCTAACAACCCTCTGGACAAGTGGTAATATTGAATCAGCTTATATAATAGCTGATGGTAGTCAACTCGCTAATTTGTCAACAAATTTGGAAAATGTAATGAACAATGGAAACATTTGCACAAACATTGCTTTTTTTTCAAACACAATAGAATCTATTGTTGTCGAATCAAACCTCAAATCAAATGGTGACTGTATAATAGATTCTCCATTGGGTGCTTCTGTCATTATTGGTGGTATTAAACCAGATGACATATCATCTAATACTGATAGAATTTCTATTGGTTCTGAAGCTGGTCAATTTGCTCAAGCTACTCATTCTATTGCTATTGGTTCACGAGCAGGAAACATGGGTCAAGGAATGTTCTCTGTTGGCTTAGGCATCCAAGCGGGAGAAACGCATCAAGGTTCAAATGCGATTGCGTTGGCTTATGGTGCCGGTAATGAAGGCCAAAATAATTTTGGAGTTGCCATAGGATATAGGTCCGGTGTAGTGGGTCAAGGTGATTATTCTGTATCTGTGGGGACAAATGTAGCTGTTCAAGAACAAGGTGCAAACTCTGTGGCAATTGGCGACCTTTCTGCTGAATTGAAACAAGGGGTCTACAGCGTAATTATTGGTCGCGGAACAGGTGCAAATACACAAGGTGATTATTCAGTTGCCATTGGTCATGAAGCTGCTAATGTGCTTCAAAATACAAGTTCAATTGCTATTGGTATTGCAGCTGCTAAATCTAATCAAGGTGAAACATCTATTGCGGTAGGTAATACAGCTGCTTACTCAAACCAAGGGTCAAATTCTATTGCCATTGGATTTGCAGCTGGATATTCAACACAAGGAAATAATTCTATTGCGGCAGGTAATTTGGCTGCTTATTTAGAACAAGGTTCAAATTCTATTGCCATTGGTCATTCTGCTGGTTATTCATCTCAAAATAATAATTCTGTTGCTATTGGTTTTGAATCGGGTAAAAATTTCCAAGTAGAACAAGTATTTGCCATTGGATATCAAGCTGGTATTGATAATACATCACAATATGCGACAGTTATTGGTCAACAAGAAGGAAGTGATACAAAAGATGTGGCTTCATTATCAATTGGATTTAAAGCGGGACATACAAGCCAAGGGGCAAATTCCACATCCATCGGAACATTTGCTGGTGAAAGTCAACAAGGTATTGACAGCGTAGCGATAGGTTTGGAAGCTGGTCGAAAAACACAAGGAGAACGCTGTTTTGCGATTGGTCCCAAGGCTGGTCATTTAAATCAAACGACCCACTCTATTGCTATTGGTTCGGAGGCCGCTACAACTGGTCAAGCTGAACATACAATTGTTATTGGTTCAAATGCAAACAATTATGTTTCAAATTCTATAACAATAGGTTATAAAGGAGGTGTTAATACTGCAAATTCAATATTAGTAAACGCAACTGGACAAGATTACACACCAATAAAAAGTGATAGTTTATACTTTACACCGGTGAGAAAACAATTTGAACCGGAAATAAGAGCAACTATTTTATCACACACAAACAACAATCAAGTTATTGGTATGAATACATTTTATATGGATGAAACAGGTAATGTATATTTGTCAGCCAACTTAATTGTGACTGGTAATTTCTCAACTGTTTCTTCCACAGATTTTACCATTGATGATAATATTCTTCTTTTGGCAAATAACAACCTCTTGGGTTCTTTGGATATGGGTGTTATTATGCATAGACCCGTGAGTAATGTTCTTATGGGTTATTCAGAACTTGGTGAAGAATTTTTGTTTTCTTATACGGATGATAATCAAGGAGTTGCTGTTCTAACACCCAAAGGTACTAACATGAAACTCCATGTTTATGGAAGCATGGAAGGTGATTCAAATATGAGTGTAAATTATAACACAGATATTTACAAAAATTATATAGGTAGAGCATCTATTGGATATGACGATTTCCATTCACTTACTCCTTCATTTGCACACTTAGACCACATGTCTAGAAGAAACTACGCATTGCGTGCAGGTAGTGGTGGTAATACATTCCTTAATGCACCCACTGGTGAAAAAATTTCATTTAGAAAAAATGATGTAGAAATTGCATCCATCGACGCGAGTGGAATAACTGGTCATTTCAACAAGATATTATCAAATGGATACATGATTAATGACAATGAATATAACGGTAGTGTAGCAAGAACTTGGGACTTAAATGCGAACGTTGCCGCAGTTCCTGGAACAATCGTTGTGAGAGATGGAACTGGAATTGCATATGCAGCTGGTGATATAATTGTTAATGGAAACATAACAGCCGATGGTTCAATTATTTGTGATACATCACAAACAATGTCAGGAGGGGATGCGAACATATCAGGTAATTTCTACTCGAACGGAGAGCTTGTTCAATTAGCACCCATAGGAATGATAGTTTTATGGTCTGGTTCCGCGGCTTCTGTTCCAACATATTGGTCTCTATGTGATGGAGCTAATGGAACCCCCGATTTGCGTGATAGATTTGTGGTTGGGGCTGGAAACAGTTATGCACCCGGGGCTACAGGTGGTTCAGCTACAGTGTCTCTAACCTCAGCTCAGATTCAAGGTCATACACACAGTTTTAGTTACTCTAATCCAACATTAGTCTCATCCACCGACGATGGAGGAGATCATACACACAATTATTTATTTAGAACCGAAGAAACAAAGAGAAGACGGGGACCATATTCATGTTGGCGGGGAACCCAAAGTTATCCCACAAATAGTACGGGAGATCACAATCATACATTTAACACTACTATGAACTTTAACATTAATACTAACAACGCAGGAAGCAGCTCGGCGCATGAAAATAGACCACCTTATTATTCACTTTGTTATATAATGAGAACTTCATAATTAAAATATAACTTTATTTTAGATGAATCAGAAATATAACAAAATTGGTCGTGAACTAAATAATCAAGTTAAGTCATTGTCCGGAAAAAAAACAAATGATATATATTTATTATATATGTTAAGAAACAATATTATCTCAATCACTCCAAAAATTTCGAATCAAGAAATTAAACGTGCACTAGTAAAATCAAGAGCACACTTAACACAAAAAATTAGAATGACTAAAAAGAGGTTGAATAATGAGAGTAAAAATAACATTTTTCACAGAATAAGAAGACTCGCTACAATACAAAAAAATAAAACTAATAACACAGAAAAAAATAAAATAATAAATATTCTTAAGAAAGATTATAATTATACTGATAAGAATATTGAAAACCTCCTTAAAAATATAGAAAATGATACAAATAGTGCATATTTGACATTTTCAATTATAAAGAAAAAATTTAATAGCCAAAAAGGCAAAAGAGTTCAAAATATTTCTTTAGAAAAAAGACAGGCTATGTATAATAATTTAATGAGACAAAGAGAAAACCTGTATAAATTAAAGAAATATATGCCAGAAAATAAAAAGAAGGAACTTTCACTGCTTTTAAAACCGCTAACGGATAAAATAAGTGATACTAAAAAAGGTATTATTCAAAAGATAATTAACAAAGGTGAAAATGAATTAAAAAATTTTGTTCGTAATGAAGTGAAAAAAAATAACATTAAGCGATTAAAACCAGGTAAATATAGAATCACAGAAAATAATATTGTTAGATACTAAATGGGACGAGCTATAAGTACAGTTTTTCCAGAGGCGATAATTGTTGGTTTATTGAGTTATGTTGCGTATTACATTCTAACACTTGCCGGTGCATCTATTGCACTTTCTAGTTTCCTTGTTGGATTTTTGTTGCACTTGTTGTTTGAATATTCACCATTCGGAAACATAAATGAAATATGGTGTCGTGCGACATTTAAATAAGTTCAACAGGATAGTATTTCATACTGTCGTGTTGATTCAAAGCTGCTTGAACGGCAGGACATGGAATGCTCACGGAAACACATTGCATCAAAAACATACGAGCATCGTGTTCAGTGTCGCTCAAAATATCATAAAGTTCAAGTTGGGACTTTCTAAACATATTACACCTAATTGAAGAGCCCATTGATAAATAATCATATGCTTGCTTAATTGGGATAGGCTTACTTTGAAGAATACTAATTCCTTCCAGTATAACGGCGGCAAAGACGAAACGAAGTGCGTTTCTCGCAACATGCTCGTTATAGTGTAAATTATTTGAAGTCTGCATTGAAATATATTTTCTGTAATTCATGAAATCCGCAAATTCGTTAGAAGAATTAATGACGGGACATGGAATTTTAGATTCAAAAGAAAACTTCCTAAATCTCGGGTCCTTAATCATTTCAGTAGTGAATTTGAAAGTTCTCAAAACTCTACCATCAATATCAGAACCACGACAACTTTGGATAAAATCAATCATTTTACTTGTTTCATAACTTCCATAAGAAAATACATCATGAAGACCTTGGATCATTGTATCGTTCATTGCGTTTTGAACCATCATTATATATTGAGATGTTTCTGCTTTTTCACCCACATAAGTACATGTGTGAAACGCGTCAGATAAAAAGGGGAGTTCGTTGTTATAGACATCCCTGTTTCCACTAAAAACAGCACTTGCATCAGATACTGCTCCAGAGATATACTTAATTTTTCTTTGTTTGAAAATATCTTCCTTGAAACGAATATTTTTGTAATATTCGGGTGAAAGGTCAATAAAAGTATCTCCCTTTTGGAGGTTTGTAGAAATGTTTTGAAGATACAAACTTGAATCTTCAGTAGATACGATAGTTCTGGGAGTTTTCATATCCTTCACATAACTAACAAAGTTGGGATTTCTGTTTGCAGTGATAAAAGGAACATTGTTCTTCTTATTCATTTTAAACAGGACTTGCCCGGCAATCAAATCGGAACCAACAATAGCGTGAGACATTTCAATTTGTATATATTTTCATTACAAACTAAACCTTTATACAATTTCAATGTCATCCCAACTCTTTAATGAAAAGTCAGCATATTCATATTCTTCATACCAGGGATAAACAGGGTCATTTGTAAAATTATATGCTTTTATACCAGCTCTTGCACTTTCTAAACATACCATGGAATCATCATCAACCACGGCATCAATATTTAGAGAACGGAAAATATCAACTTTAGAAACTTCATGTATCGTATAACTGTTTGTCAATACAACATCATCAAAAATACCAGGATAATGTTTTTCAATCCAGTCTTCAGTTCTTTGTCTTACATAATATTGTCTTCCCGAAACGATATAAAGTTTTTTACATTTTTTCTTTAATTCCAATAGTTTTTCTTGAGAACCCTTCATTGGTTCCAAATCATGGAACTCTTGGGAATTATAAAAATCAATAACCATTCTCTTTGACCGAGCCTCGGTTATATCAAAAATATTTCTGTAGACATATCTAAACTTCTTATGTGGCAGTTCCATCTTGTGGAACTTTGCCATATTTGGAAGAAAGTGAAGAAGGGTCTCATCGATGTCTACAGCAATACGGTTCATTTTGGTAAATTATATTCTCTACTCTTTAATAATGACATTCGCGGTTGTCGATTACGAAAGAATGAAGAGACTTCAACCTCCACCCAGGGATATAAAATTTGATTTAAATACAGTTAGTGTTATTATTATAATACTTATGTCTATGTATCTCTATAAAAGATATGTGACCATTAAGCAATCTCATAAACGATTCCATGTTTAATGCATTCAGCCGAATCAATGAAGACATCTCTCTTCATCATTTTTTTAAATAGTTTATCGGGTATTTTAGTTTTTGTTCGATAAACTGTTTCAATTCTCTTCATAAATTTAGAATAATTTTTACACTCAGCCTTAAGTTCTTGGAATTTTCCCCAAAACTGACCAGTCGTTATTTGGTGAATCAAAACAAATGCATCTTTACCCATGCGACGCTCATGACCAGCGAGCAAAAGGAAAGTTGCTGCGCTGCAACAACTTCCTTGAACCTCGGTTATTACTTTCACACGGGATTTTTCAATGACGTTCATAGCAGCGATTCCAGAAAACAAATCACCACCACCACTGTTAATGGTAATTTTAATACATGGCTTAGCACATGGATTATCCACATACTTTTTCAGTGTTTCATTTTCAAGTTTTTTAAATGCTTCCAAAAAATCTAAAATAGATTCTTCAGTTATATCACTAAAAAACAAAATTTCATTTCCAATGACACGAGGAGCCAAAGTGCATGTTTCTTCTATTTCCTCAGACATTTCTTAATATTATTTACGTCACTCTGCTTTAATTTATTTTGAACACATATGTGATTAACAATATCAAAATCTTGTGCAGTTATGTTATAATGTTTGAGTATATCTATGTTCCCTTTTTGAGCATATATTTTTAAAAGATGGAGATGTTCTTTATGCATGCATTGTGGTCCCTTCTTAAGAATTTGCATTACTTTTCGAAGACGCATTCTTTGATTTCCTCTTTTAGACCAACAACTCCCAGGTCTTATTTTATCTGGGTCGAGGGAGGAACCCATATAGAATTTAGGATAAGATACTACATCATTTACAAAATATCTCATCGATTCCCAATTTCCTTCATATATCATTATGTCGTGTGCTTCCGCAAGAGATAAGGAATTCATTATTTCAACATAATTACATCCCTCAGAATCTAAATAATTTTCATGAATGGCATCCCAAAAACTACCATGTTCTTGAAGTGTGTCCTTTACTTTTATGGAGTCTAGGGAACATAATATATCTGTTATATACCCCTTTGTCGTAAAAAATTTATCTGTCGTAATCGGTATATTTTTATACATCATAAATTCCCTAACATTTCCATCACATCGCACTGCATTTTCTCTATTCAATTCTAAATCATCACCCTCATCTAACAAATCTAACAACTGTTCTACACTCGGTTTTTGTAATATAATGTTTTCAAAATTTGGAATCAAGTGAAACTTTTGGGATTCAACAATGACTGCTCCATTTGTTTTTTTAATTCCTTCAGATATTTCATCTATTATTTTTTTAAACGCTATGTCATCTTCATAATTATCTATAAAAATATGAGATATACCTGTTCCACATAAATAATAAAATCTTAGAGTCAGACTATCTAGTTCAAAATATTTAGTTCCATTTAAAACATTTTTTACTAAATTAGTCTTACCAACACCTGAAGGCCCACTTATAAAAATATTTTTGTTCTCCCCTACTAGTTTTCTAAGTGTTTCTTCTTCCTTTGTGTGCATTGACTTTTTACCCGAAATATTTTCAGAGTGTATTTTAATGAACCGATCCATCGATGAATTCACTAATCAGGCTATTGATATGGCTTTAGAGAACAAAGCTCTAAATGAAAAGGTGCTCAAACCTTTAAAAAGGAAAATAGCACCATACATTGCATGTTTTGTTCTATTCAATATCATGGTTTTGATATTACTTATTTACATTCTTAATCTTCTTTCGGGGGTTCTTCAGTAGGTTCTTCGGTGACAACCTCCTTTAATTCTTGGCCAGTCATTCGTTCAGTTTTTTGTTTAAACTCTTGCATAACCTTGCCTTGGAGAGAGACAAAACCAGTCTTCTTCAAGTCTTCTAATTCTTCCTTAACTGATTTGGTCGCTGGTGTTTCTTGGGACGCTGGAGATGGGAGTCTCTTTCTCAACTGACCACCCAATGCTTCTACAACTTCGTCCTTCATTTTACTTTCATTGAAAATCTGTTTTGCTTTTGTCGCAGTATTCATAATCGCCTTGAATGGATCAATTGGTTGAATATGCATAATTTCTGGTTTGAAAATCTTGGAATCCTTGAATTCCTTCTCGAATTGATCTAAGACGGGTGTTGGGATTGGTGGAGACTGTTCTATCAAACGGTCATATTCCGCACGCATTAACTCTACCATGTCTCTTCCATCCATTGAACGCTCACTCAATGGCAAAGACAATTCTAAACGAATAGTTCTTGACAATTTACCGTATGACTGGGAAGCAACGCGATGGCTTTCCATGAGTTCGTTAATCTTCAAAAACTGCATGATAGTGGCAATAAGACCCGCAATAAGGTTCATACCTCCTATAATAGAGGGAACCATAGGCCTAATACTTTCTGGAAATTGTTCTTGTGCAAAGTTGGCTGTACCTGTGATAGTTGACAAAACAATAACAGGTAATGTAAAACGCATTGATGATTTTTTGTACATCAAAAATGCTTTGTAATTCATGAATCTATAACACGCAGCAGCCTCACCCCAAGTTTTTAATATTTTTTCTTGGGCGGGGTACCACTCTCTTGTTCGCGCAGCAATTTTTTTATCCTGCTCCATCATTCTTTTCTGAGTTATATTAAATGAACATTATTTTCCTAGTTCATCTAATAATACTTCTTACAGGGATATTAATACCATTTGTGGGACAGCCCAGACAATTAAGGGCTTTTTCAATCATTATGGTTATTATATTTTTCCACTGGATGATGAATGATGATACTTGTGCTTTAACGCAGTTAGAAGCTAAAATAACTGGTAAAGATTCTTCAGAAACTTTTACTTCACAAATAATTAGTCCAATTTATAAACTTGACAACAATAAATCAAAAGAATTAATTAAAACTATTTTTTTCCTCCTTTGGATGTTCACCCAATGGAGGCTTGGTAGGCTTCGTATAAAGGAATTCGCTGAAAACTGATCTTTCAATTAAATCATTTCTTTTAAATAATTGTGTATTCTTATGATTTTGAAATAAAATCATACAAACTGCATCTGCTATATCATGTTTTCTGTCTAATTTCATATAATATTCGTTATCTTTCAAATATTGAAACGCAATTTTTTCTGTATAGTGTTTTCTATTTTCATAATCTAAATGTCCAAAACCAAAAAATGCATGCATTGCATTGGGTGAAATCAAAATAGATTTGGGACGACTAATATAATTAATAAGACACTCAACATTTGTAAAACCACCAGGTGGTTGTCTTTCAATAATTACTTGATGTGCCTGGTTAAATAAATATTTATGTTCATCCATCATCAATGGAACTAAATCAACAATATCATTAGATTTTATATATTTGTAATCTTCTAATGAAACTTTTTTACAATCAATAATATTAACTTCAGTTTTACTACATTCAGCTAAAACTAAAGCTAGATTGTGATATCCTATATCTATACCTAATATCTTCATGCCTTAATTAAAGAACATTATTTTCTTTAAATAATAATCTTAAGTAAGTATAACGATGAAGAAGTTCAGCAAGAAACAGTCAAGCATGATTATGTATTTTTTATTAACTCTTGCTTCAACATTTATAATATTATATCTTGCAGGTGTATTTGATAAAAAACCAATGATTGTTCAAATGGAAGCACCAGCTGATGTAAATGTTGTCCCAGTTGATAGATGGCAAAGACACATGGAAAAAGAACGCCCCGATATAAGAGATTCGCGTGAATTTCGTGGGCCCCCATTAAAAATATGGAAACCTGGACAAACACAACAAATTGGTTTGTTGTTTGATTCAGAAGCAAATGATACTTTACCCCTCTACGGGAAGGAGGTATTCGGGAGAAGAGACAGTTACAATTACTATACCACAACTGGTTCCCCCGGGTCAAACAATATCTATCCAGTCCCAATTTCATATGATGACAGGGACTGCATGGATTCAAGTGTTGGATGTAGAGAGTTGTATGGAGGTGAAAGACTTTCTATTTTAGGTAAGGATAATGAATATGAAGCTAAGATTTATCGCACAGAGCACTTTTACTAATATATATGTTTATAATATAAATGGTGAACAATAGAAATTTTATTCTTCCACCATTAATACCAAAAACGAAATTAATGAAAATGATTAAAAAAGAAAGACAGTTCAGCGCACTCGTTGAACACATAAAAAAATATGAAAAAAACAAAAATGTTAAAGTTAATTCACTAAACACAGTTCTTTTAGTTGAATCTCTTGTGAACAATAATAATAAAACTTTAACCGAAAAAAAGAGTGCATTAACTAAAAATTTAAATATAATGTTTTCCCCATCGACTAGTAGACCCACCAAAAAACGCAGAACTACTTGAATTTTTTCTTGTTCAATTTGAGCTCTTTTGATTCTGGTTTATTATTTGGGTTCTTTTTAAATTTATTTACAGTCTCCATGGCGTCAGTAGTTTGTTTTTCTAGACTTTTCCTAGTCTTTTTTGCTTGGTTTTTAGATGTCTTTGTTAAATTCATCCAATAACTCATTTTGTAATAATTAAATATTTATTTATTACAAAATGTGGTTAGTATACCATTATACTTGGTGTCCTTTCTGTAAAGCTTCATTAAAAATGTTAAAAGACAAGAATCAAAAAGTCAAGAAAATTGACTTTGATAATTATGGTGGAAAAGACAAGGTCATAAAAAGTTTGAAAAATTTAGGTCTTCTTTCAGAAAAGAATAAACATAACACAGCCCCACTTATTTTTAAAAATTATAAATACATAGGTGGTCTTAAGGAGTTGAAAAAAATAATATGATATACTATACAATGCGTATAGTTGTTCAAACTCTACAATCAAAACCATTTGAGATTGAAGCGGATTCCACTGACACCATTGATACACTTAAGTTAATAATTCGTGGTGCTAAACCAATCGACTGGAACACCCATCGTTTACACTTCCAGGGGGCAGACCTTTCAAACGGAACTGTTTTGGGAAATGGTATTGTAGATGGCTCTACTGTTCGAGTTCTTAGAAGTGGACCAGGTCCAAGACGCTAATCAACACCTATCCCTTTCCTACCATCATATTTAAGATGTGAAAACTTCCCATCAGAATCTACATAATGCATAAATATTTGAATTAAATAAGAACCTTCTTCTCCTTCATATGTATCTCTCCAATGAGGAAACTCTCTTCCTTTATATATTAAGGCGTCCCCAGGTTCCAAATATATTTCTCTATCTTCTATCTTTATAGACCAATTTGTCTTATTATATTTTAGTGTCATTGAAACAGATATTTCACATGAATCTCTATCTGTATGTATTGGCATTTCATGCCCTAATTCATAAACCCTATAATATGAATATGTTGGAAAAATTTTAAAACCAACTAATTCTTGTATTTTAGGTTGGATGTGTAATAAAAGTGATTCCCCTACACAGTGTCCATAACACGAATATGCATTTTGAACAAGTAAGTCATCTGTTTTAGGGTCTTTGTCATTTATTTTTGAAAATAAAAGAGCCTGTCCAAGTATTTCTGCAGTGTCTCTTGAAATTAAATTTTTTATGACTTCCATTATTTAATTTATAACTTAAAGCCTTTATACCAATTTATTCTAAGAAATGGTAGATTTACAAAACATATCAAATTTATCTTCATGGGGTGTATTTTGTGTTTCCATGCTTATGGGAGTGTCCCATGTCATTTTGGGACCAGACCATGTCAGTGCTTTGTTATTATTGGTTGCAGGAGTCAAAAGAAGAGAACAAATAAATAATGAAAATATTGGTAAGAGATGGCATCGATGTGCATTGCAGGGGCTTAGGTGGGGGGTTGGACACACTTTGGGTCTTGGTTCGATGACTGCTATTTTTATGGCTTTTAAGAATTCAATTCCAGTTGAAAAAGTTGCGACAGCGAGTGATTACATTGTGGGTTCAATGATGTTGACAATTGGAATAACATCTCTAGTTTCTCTTCATAAATGGAGAGTCAAGGAACAAAAAAAGAAAATACATTTGGAAAATGGAAATGTTCAAACAGTTCCTCATCCCAGTGATGGATTACCAATATCTGTATTACCCGTGTCAGAAGCACACAACGAAGCTCATGAACATAATATGTGTCATACACACGAAGATAGTTCTGGAATTATATTCAAAGAAACATTATGGATTAAATTTAAAAAATGGAGAATTGGTGATACATTTTCAGACAGTACAAGAAGTGCTTATATAGTAGGTGTAGTTCATGGTGTATCAGGGTTAAGTGGTATTGTATATATTCTCCCGGTTCTATTCCTAAACGATACATTGCGCTTATTATTGTATATGTTTGGTTTTACAATAACTTCTATAATGAGTATGTATATTCTTGCTGCATTTCTAGGATTTATTCCACATAGCACAAAAAAAATTATGATATTGAACGGTGTTGCGGGGACACTTGTATCATGTATTGGTGTTATGTGGATTGTTTTAACATCTATGAATAAACTTGATTTATAAAAATATAAATAATTAGTATATGAATTCTTCTAAAAATACAGTAAGTAAAAATAGTGAAATAAGTAAAGTATTAAAACAGGCAAAATTTAACAATATATCACAACCATCTCCTAGTACATCATCGGCATCTAGGAAATCTAGACCATTGTCCCCAACTAGAAGCACTGCTCGTTCTATAAGACAAAAAACACCAGAACCTGCAAATATAAATAGTTCTCCAGTGCGCGAATCTAAAAGTGTAAAAAAACCATTTGCGCATAAATACATTCGTGTTAGAAGTGGAACTAAAACCAATGAAATACCAAGTTGGTTGGAAAACATTTTTAATAAAAAGTGATATTGAACTTTTTACTCATTAACTTTTTGGCACCATTCATAGATGGAACACTCCAAATGAGCCAACGAGACCAAAACCCTGCAGTTTTTATTCCTGAAGGCTTCCAATTTTCAAGATGTGAATTGGAAACATTCAATAAACCATTTAAAACACGCTTTGGGTTCTTTTCTTTTTTGAGGGACGCTGAGATGTATGGTGAGGCGCCATGTCTGATGAGATATGAACGCATTCTGAGGGGATTTTTGTGGAGGGTGAAATCACTGTATCCCCTAGCACCAAAATCAACTGTATCCCCGTCTTCAAAAATCACACGATATTTCTTTCTGGAATTTGGGCTTTTTATGAGTTTAACTCTCATACCTATTTTATTACAACAATTAATTTTGGAGAGACCTAGCAATCCAACTTTTTTTTGGTGTAAAAGATGTTCTTTTTCTTTTCTTGGGTGATTCTTTTCTTGCTTTTATACTTTCAGATGTATGTGTTCTTTTTTTATTCAAAAACATTTTTATAACATGTCTCTTTTTTTCCATTAAATTTGGAAACTTATTTGTTGCCATTAAAATATTATTAAAATTATTTTTTGATAATGTGACACCTTTTTTTGTAGAATATGATGTAATAAATTTTTTAATTCTTTTTTCACCGTTTTGAAAATTCATCATAGCTTTTTTAAACAATGCTTTTCTATCATTCATATAATATTACAACATTAATTTATAAAAAACCCGGCAGCTATTGAATATACAATTATATATATTAATGAAACAACGAGGGAATATATTTCTCCGAACACAATTCCATAACTTAACACAGACCAAGAATACATATAATTAATGAAAAAAAACACGGGTGTATATTGTCCATTTACTGTCATTCCAACTGCTAGGGATAGTATCATGTGAGCAAATGCTATAAGTGGTAAATGGACGAAATGAGCACACCCCAATAACGCAAAAAAGTGTACAAGTGTTAATCTAGCGAACCATCGCCAAGCTCTTGGTTTAAAAAATAATTCACCTGCTTCTGGGTCGGGCCTGGGTAAGATTGGAACAACTATTTCAACATTCTCATCATAAACATGTGCCAATGCCAAACTGTTATCAGGATGTCTAACATATCTCCATATCTCCATAACTTATATTATTCTTACTCTCTTGCTTTTAACTATCCCAAGTTGGAATTCTCAATAAATCTAATAATACTCGATCTTAATTTTTAAATAAAGGATAATTATTTAAAACTTAAGTAGAGTTACGCTTAAAACCGGCACCTTAGACCAAACTCGGTCACCCTGACATTATATAAGGTTTGTCAGAGACGGGATTCGAACCCGCGAGGTCATTGACCACCGGTGTGCTTAGTGAGTCACTCTCATACATTAATTTTCTTAAACCTTTAAGCCTCCAAATGTTTTCTACATCTTGCAGTATACATGTCTGTATCACCCACAAGTATGAGGTCTTGATTTGAAACTGTCCTCACTGTAAATGGACCTAGGGTTCCATCGTTGCACTTGGTGCAGAGTGCTTTTAATTTTTTTACTGTGTCTGCCATTGGTATACAATCAAGCATTTCACCAAACTTTCTTTGTTTGTAATCACCATCTAGACCAGCCATTAAAACATTTTTGTTTTGGAGAAGACATTCTTCTGTAAATGCCTTGAGATTGACAAAGAATTGTGCTTCATCAATTGCAATAACCTCTGCTTCTTGAAAGAGTGATTCATTGAGAATTGATAATAATGAATTTGTTTTCAAGCATTTAAAAGTGACATTATCGTGTGTTTTTAAAACTTCTTCATTTGACCTTGTATCTTGTGAAGAATTAATGACTAATATTTTAGAACCAATTATTTTGTATCTTTTTAGTTGTCTTATAAGTTCGGATGTTTTACCCGAAAACATATTACCCATTATTATATCAAGACTCATTTTCCCTCTCTAAATCTATGGTGTTATTTTTAATTTCATCTTCGGGCTGCAGCATTTCTACAACAACATCATAAAGTAAGTTGAGTAATGCACCTTTATAGACTAGAAACCCAAGGAGTGTTGCGGTATAATCAAAGTCAAATGCAAAGGGTGCATTATTCCATATGGCTTCAAACATAAATGCTCCCACTGGAATAAACAATTCATTTGGAAACGGAGAAGAATTTTCAATATTATCTACTCTATCTGTTAGATTATTCAAGTAAACCATGGACGAAATGGTGCCGAGCATGACCGAAACTCCTTCTTCTGCTCCTTTACATACAAAGTATCCCGAGGTGAGTGCAACTCCATATTGAAAAGTGCTTTTTTTAATTCTTTTTTTTAGAGAACTATAATTTGTTGGAGTTTTACAAACTATGTTCATTACAAATTAATTGTTTTTCACTTTTAAGTTATATCTAAAATACTGAGCGCACATTGAATGCCAATGAAATTCTACCTGGTATTTTAACTGGTAAAACTTCGTGATGTAATGATGATGGAAATATTAAAACAGTTCCTTCTCTTATATCTTTTTCATTGGAGGTATTAAATGAATTTTCGCGGTCTCTCGAAATATGTGAAATATTATTTCCGAATGGAACAATAAAATTGGTGGAATTATATTCATTTTCATCTTTGAGTACATAAATAATTGAAAATGTTGTGTTATATATTTCATCATTCAATATTTCTCCCTCACCTTGGTGTGTGTGAATATTGAACATTCCATCTTTATTGTATTTTGTATACCATGATTCCGATATAATAGATTTTTTATAGTGTAAGTTAAAATCATATGGAGCTGCATTAATTTTTTTTAATAAGTTTTCCAATGGTTTCCAAATTAATTTATTTAATATATCTGAATGAATATAATTATGAATATCATGGCAAGCATAACTTGTGGTTGCATTAATCAATCCTTCGCTATGTTCTTCATGTAATTTTTCATAATTTGAAATCAAAGATAATAATTCTTTTTTTATTTTTTCATGATCATGTATTTGTTCCCAATAAACAAAATTTGTTGGAAATATTTTTAGACTCATCTTAATTAAAGATGAAATAATATCTTTAACATATGAGAACAAAAACAACAACTCGTGAACAGACTTGGAACAAAGAAAAAAATTATCCATTGAAATTATTTCTTTATGAAAATGGATATGAAGACATATATGAAAAAATAAAAAAAATAGAATTTTCAAAAGTCATAACACATGGAAAACAATTGACCGATGACCCCCAAATGATAGAAAAAATAAACACTTTTTTGTGTGAAACAAAAAACAAACAAAAAAGTGATAGTATATTATAATAAAAAAAACCTATATAACTTAATTTGAGAACGCAACACCGGCCATACCGTTTTTAATGCGTAAAATATTGTAGTTGACACCATATACTCTGTGAATGTTATTACCACCGGTTGGGTTTGTAATGTTAATCTTCGCTGTGTCTAAGCGAGAGAAGTTCAATGAACCAGTTGGTTGTGATTTGCTCAAGTTGAGAGAGAATGGCCATGTGAATGTTGGAACAACCGCGACTGTATCGGATGGCAAGTTTTGGCAGTGCATGCGTGGAACCACGGTGTGGTGGAATTCAGCACTTGTTCCTTCGAAGAGAGCAGTTCCGTTAATGTAGAGTGTTGATTCATCGAAATTGAACACACTATCCCATTCACCGTTGGCTGGGTCAAGGTCGCCAGAGACCAAGTGGACGGCTTTGCATGGGTGGTTGAAGTAAGTTAAATCAAACTCGGTGTCAGTGTTGGACACTGGTTGGTATTGAGTTTGTGTAATAAGAATTTCGTGTTCACGCTCAGTGAGGAAATTTCTTTCATCTGTGTCCAAGTAGGCATACATCGCGTAAACCTTTGGTGTGGAAGCTGGAACAAAACCGGAGCGGCACTTAACTCTAATTTCGACTTCGTGGTACTGTAGGGCAGCCAATGGAAGGGCCTTGGTCCAGTCTTGTGAGAAGAAGAAAGGAATGATGTAGTGGTTGCCATATCCAGTCGCGCTGTCAATGGCATTACCACCCACTGAGGTACCGGTGGAAGCCATAGAAGCTTGCGCTTGGGTTTCGTTATACAACAAGTTGTGAACAGCATCAATGTAGAGAGAATCTAATTTGCAAATTTGTTGACCACCAATCATCAAGATGAATTCAGTTGGGTCATTGCTGTTAGAATTGAAACCGGTGGCGAGATCAGCGGTTGTGGTTATACCGGTGGCTTCAACCCAAACATAAGTCAAAAGATCCCCCTTTGATTTAATTGGGATATTGACTTCGTTGTTGGAACCGAAAGTCCCGATGTAATCGATCCGTTCTGGCTTGAGTGAGAAATTAGTGTGGCGCTTATAGTTTTGCCTGAAGAAACTTACTTGTGGGTCGCCAGTCAAATAGGCATCCTGGACTCCTTTAGAAACGAGGCTTATTAAAGCAGACATTTATATTAATTTCTTATATTTTAATTTCGCTTAAAAAAATCTGTCCATTGTACGTTAAGTATGGTGACATTTCAAGCACTTACCTGGGAGGCCAGAGATGAGAACGATGCATATATTATAAGTATCTTTGGACGAACAGAGGATGGTGCATCTGTGTGCGTATCTACAAGGTTTGAACCGTATTTCTATGTTAAACTGGATAAACACGAAAGCAATCGAAACGGTGCATTAAATTTGTTTAACAAACTGAAGAAAATATGCCCTGGGTGTCTAGAGCGTTTTGCCTTGTCCCAAGCCACTGATGTTTGGGGATTCCAGAACGGTGAAAAGTCTACCTTTGTAAAATTGTTTTTCAATTCATTGACATCTTTTAGATATGTGAATGGTGTTCTGAGAAGGACACTTCCTGATGAGTTCAGACCAAGAAAAGTGTATGAATCAAATCTTGAACCTATGCTGAGGTTTATGCACTTGACTGGAATCAAATCAACTGGCTGGATAGATGCAAGTGAATCTTGTATTCAAGGTGGGTATGCACACACAGATATTGACTTGTTTTGCACAAATTGGAGAGACCTAAAGGGCCTAGACAAAGATGATGTGGCTCCACTCATATATGCATCCCTTGATATTGAATGTAATAGTTCCACGGGCAAATTTCCAGACCCAGAAATCACGGGTGATAGTGTCTTCCAAATAGCAATTTCTCTAATTAAATATGGAGAAAGCGAACCATACAACAAAACGTGTTTGTGTTATAAAAATACAGATGCGAATTTAGAAGGTTCTCATATCATCGACTACAAAACAGAAAGAGATTTGTTGATGGGATTTAGAGAATTTTTATTTAGACATGATGTTGATGTTATAACTGGATGGAACTTGTTTGGTTTCGATATGAATTACATTTATACTCGTGCAGTGGTTTGTGGATGCCCTCGTAAATTTTTCAATTTGGGTAAGTTGAAAGATCATGAAAGTAAGATTGTCGAGAAGAATTTATCTTCAAGTGCATTGGGACATAACGAGTTGAAACTCCTTAAAATGCCAGGTAGGTTTATTTTTGATATGTTTTTTGAGGTCAAGAAAGGATACAAACTTGATTCATATAAACTTAACTCTGTATCAAAACTCTATCTCAATGGTGAGGAAAAAATTGACATGCCAGCTAAGGAAATGTTTGCGAGGTTTAATGAAGAAGACCCAATCAAGTTGAGAGAGGTTGCCGAATACTGTATTCAAGATACTCTTCTTCCAATTAAACTTGATAAGAAGCTATGCATTTTTACAAATCTTCTAGAGATGGCTAAGGCAACTTGGGTTCCTATTGATTATCTCTCTGAAAGAGGACAACAAATCAAGGTCTTTTCACAACTTGCTAAAAAGGCGAAAGAGATGGGATTTATTATTCCTGTTATACGACACGGGAAAGAACCAGAAGCATCATATGTGGGTGCAACAGTTTTGGATGCCCATAAAGGAGCCTACTATAAACCTATTACTGCCCTAGATTTTGAAGGACTGTATCCAAGTATTATGATGGCACATAACCTTTGTTATTCGTCATTAGTCATGAATCCAAAATATGAGAATATTTCAGGAGTAGAGTATGAGTCTTTTAAAGTTGGTGACATTACATATAAATTTGCTCAGAATGTTGACACCCTTCTTCCGAGTATTCTTAAGGAGTTGAAAATGTTCAGAAAACAAGCAAAGAGAGATATGTCCGCTGCTACAGGACACATGAAAGAGGTCTACAACGGAAAACAACTTGCGTATAAAGTAAGTATGAATAGTGTTTATGGCTTCACAGGAGCTGGTCGTGGTATGCTCCCATGTGTTCCAATTGCTTCATCAGTCACTCTGATGGGTCGTTCTATGATAGACATGACTAAGGACTATGTTGAAAAGAATTTCCCTGGTTCAAAGGTTCGTTATGGCGATTCAGTATCTGGAGACACACCTATTGTAGTCTGTAAAAATGGTATTGTAGCCTGTGTTGAGATTCAGAAGTTGTGCTCTAAATATTCAAAATATGGAGATAAGGAATATGGTATGACAGAAGGTTTAGATGTATGGACTGAAAAAGGTTGGACACCTATTGAACGGGCAATTAGACACAAAACCACAAAGAAGATGTATCGCGTCTCAACTGGTTTGGGTATTGTTG